GTTGCTGGTACGTGTAGCCCGTCTGCGCGTTGCCGTTGAAGCCAGGCTGCGATCCGTTCTGCAGGGAGCTGGCCAGCAGCCAGTTCTGCAGACCGTTGCTGATGCCGCTGTTGATCGCGCTGGCGCTGCCCACCTGGCCGGCTGCGATCGCGTTGCCGGCGCCGATGGTGTTGCTCCCGATGTTGGCCGCCGTGCTCGCGCCGATATTTCCGACGCCGGCAGCCGAGGTCTGCCCGAGGTTGGCCATCTGGTACAGCTGCTGCCAGAGGTTGCCGTAGCTCGAGCTGGCCAGTCCCTGGCCGTACGAGTCGAGCGCCTTGAGTGTGTTGCCGGTCAGCCCGCTCGCCGACGCGCTGTGGTCGATGGCTTCCGTGCCTTGCTGCAACTGGAACTGGTACCCCGGCATCTGGGTGACCATGTTCGGGTTCTTCATCAGCTGGTTGAGCTGGTCGAGCCCGATCTTTCCCTCGGCCATGTAGGGCGCGAGGTCGCCCCGCGTCTGCTGGTACTGCGCTTGCTCGACGGCCGTCGCGTTCTTGGAGGCGTCGGCCTGCGTGTGCGCAGCGCTCTTGGAGGCGTCGGCGGAGATCAGTGCGCCACCGATTGCGCCTGCTGCTGCTGCTGCTGCTGCCCATGGCATATCAGGCCACCTTTCGTTGCGGGCGGATGCACGCGATCAGCGTGATCCGCTCGTACTTGGAACCGTTGGTCACCCAGTGGGTGTGCGAGTTGTCGAACCAGAAGACGTCGCCCGGCTTGGTCACCAGGTGGCCGTCGTCAAAATGGAAGGCCTGGCCCGGAGCGCTGGCGATCTGCACCGCGAACTTCTCGTAGTGCCGCGCGTGCCAGCCCGGGTCGGTGTGCGGCCGGCAGACGCCGCCAGGTGGGATGCGCGTGATCAGAACGCCGCCCAGCTCCAGGCCGCCAACGGCCCGCACCAGCGGCTCGACCAGCTCCCGAACGGGCAGCACGTCGGCGCACGGGTACCAGACCGACTCGTGCGGTTGCTGACCGTCGACGCCCGGGGCGGCGTAGCGCGCCCAGATGTCCGACAGCCCGTGGTGCGGCGAGGTCGGATCGGCCGTGCGCGCGGTGTTCTGGTCCCATAGCTCCGGGTGCTCGAGCAGGGCCCAGTGGACGGCCGCCACTGGCGCGCCAGAGCTGATCAGCTTGATGCGCTCGCTCACAGCAGGCCCTCCTCGACACGGCGGTCGCGCTCGGCCAGCATCGCGTCGGCGATCGCGGCGCACTGCGCGGTCGTGCGCGGTACCGCGGCATCTCGCGTAGTGCCCGGGTGCAGGCTCATGCTGACCACCGACGCGAAGTAGGTGTCCCAGGCGACTCGGCGCATGGTCGTGTCTTGCTCGGTCATGGCTGCACGCCCCTGTTCGTGTATGTCACCTTCGGGATCTGCGTGGCGCCGGGCAGCGCGGCCGTCTGCGAGACCTGCACGGTCGCCGCGAGCGACGCGGCATTCGCGTTCACGGTCTGCGCGACCACCGAGACCGCGTTCTGCGCGTTGATGGCCGACGAGCGGGTGGAGTCCACCGTGGCCGACAAGTCGCCCATCGTCGGGCCCGTCACGCCGCCCAGCTGCACGTTGGCGATGTAGTCGAGGAACCTGTACCAGGTCGGGTCCATCACTACCGTGCCGTCCGGCTGCACGCGCCCCAGCGGCAGCTGCGCCTGCGGTAGCTTGGTCTTGGCCACGCTGGAGCTGATCAGGCCCGATCCGCCCGCGTAGTTGTTGGCCGCCTCGGTGGCACCCGACTGCAGCGACGCCGTAGCCGTGCCGGCCTTCTTGGCCGTACCGGCCTGCGTGAAGCCGATGTTGATGGTGGCGGTCTCGGTGGCCATCAGAAGATCAGCCCGTAGCTGTCGGCGCTGAGCGTGTGCGAGCCCTGCGCGGCGTAGACGTCTTCGACGATCGTGGCCAGCGCCGAGTTGCTGGGCTGGCCGGTGAGAACGATCGCCGCGCCTCCCAACGTCGCCGAGACCTGGAAGGTGTCGGTGGCGGCGCTGACGACGAAGTACACCTGCCCCTCCGTCAACGGCGCCGGCACCGTGCCGTTGAAGAAGACGATCTTCTGCCCGTTGGCCTGGCCGTGCGCAGGCGATCGGATGTTGTTGCTGACCGTGTCGACCACGTACAGCAGCTGCGCGCCGCCGTTGGCCGCGTAGCCTACGAACACGCCCGATGACCAGAAGCCGAACCAGCGCACCGTGGTGGCCGGCACGTCGAAGGTGACCGCGGCGCTCAGCGCGCGCGAGCCGCCGGCGGCGGCCGCGAAGGCGACTGCCTTGCGCGCGTACGCCGGCGCGCCGCCGGAAACCTCGTTCGCACCGGTGAGTCCGGGGAAGGCCGTGTGCAACGAGCAGGTGTCGATGCTCAGGGCGTTGAGCATCGTGTTCTTGGCGGTGACGGTCAGGCTCATTGGGCCTCCATGTCGGCACCGATCAGTGCTGCTCGCACCGGATCGCTGCTCGAAATCTCGAAAGTGCGGTCCAACCCCGTGGACTCGCGCGTCTGGCCCAGTCGCCGCCACTTCACTCGGTTGGCGGTGGCGCCGGTGGCGCCCCAGGCCTGCAGGTGCTCGTTGCTCCAGGTGTTGCCGCCGTCGTCCGACCAGCGCAGCGCGATCTGCGGGTTCGTGCCGGCCGGCACCGTCATGCCCGTCTCGAGGTCAAGCTGCAGCGAGTCGAAGGTGACCGGCTCGGTGGAGGCCTTGTTGGGCGGCAGCGCGCGCCAGGCGCGCAGCCACTTCCGCGGGCGGCCGCTATCCGTGTAGACCTCGAGGTCGAGCGCGTACAGGTTGCCGCTCTGCCAGTCGCCGATGACGTGGCGGCCGGCGTAGAAGGCGTAGCTGTTGCCGTCGTGCCGGTTCCACGCGCCGTTGACGAATGCCGCGCGCTGGTGCCACAGGCCCGTGACCATGTCCCACGTCCAGGTGACGTTGGCGCTCGGGAACGTGAGCACGTAGAAGGTGTGGCCCGCGTCCTGGTAGACGTAGCCGATGGCGTCGTTGATCGCCAGGCCGGCCGCGACATAGCCCTTGATCGCGTACTCGATGGCGTGCGTGGACACGCGCTTGACGCGGTAGCCCTCGCTGAGCAGCACCACGCCCTGGCCGTACTCGTTGGAGCCCAGCCAGATCAGCGACTCGTCGATGTTGGCCACCGAGAAGGTCGCGCAGCAACCGGCCTGGATGAAGACGCCCTGCAGGCGCTGGAAGGCGAAGCCCGAGGCGCCGGCGTTGACCCAGACCTCGGTGTACTCCTGGCCGAGCAGCCACACCTCGCGGTTCTTGTCGCCGATGGCGATCACCCAGTCCGGCTTGGCGTCGGCGCTGCCGAAGTTCAGTGCGCTCCAGGTGGTCAGATCCTTGTAGTTGGACTGCCACCAGGTCTGCGTGCCAAGTTGGTTGACCAGGCCAAAGCCGTCCTGGTAGTTGGCCGAGACCGGGCCGGTGGCCGGCAGTCTGATCGCGACGAAGGCGCTGCCCGTCCAGCAGTAGCCCGCGACGCCGTCGAAGACGGCGATCTGCGTGCCGTTGTCGATGATGCAGACCGGGCCGCTGGCTGTGCCCAGGGTGCCCAGCAGAGTGGACGTCCACGTCGACGCCACGACGCTGTATAGGCCGCTGCCGCTGACCACGTACAGCAGGCCGCCCGGGCGCGCGCGCGAGCCGCGATGCGGGCCGGTGCCGATCGTGGCCAGCAGGGTCTCGCCCGGCGTACTGTAGAAGCCGCCGACGGCCTTGCCGTCCTTGGTCTCGACCAGCTCGGGGTAGAGGTTGATGCAGCGCTGGTTGGCCAGATTGGCCGAGCGCGACAGGTAGGCGCCGCCGAGGAAGGGAGTCTTCACGTGCTGCTCCCCCGGCCGTCGCGATAGATGTTGTAGGTGCCGGAGGCCTTGGAGACGATCTCGCCGTCGTAGGCAGCCTCGACGGGCCGGATGTTCGTGCGCTTGACCGCGGCGCGCGTCTGGTTGGCGAGCTCGATGATCACAGGGTCGATCTGCGCGCCCTTGAAGTGCGGCTTCAGGCGGATGCACAGGTTGTGCACCAGCATGTCCTCGTAGCCGGGCGGCAGCGTCAGCACCGTCGTCAGTGTGGGAAAGCTCTGCAGCGGCAACTGGCTGTCCCAGAACAGCGTGTAGGCGATCGACGGCACCGGAAAGACGTTGACGATGGCCAGCGGGTACTGCGGATCCACGAAAAGGGTGTCGGGGATCTGGGACGTCGTCGTGCGGTTGCCGATCTGGTTCCAGATGTCCTGGGTGACCACGTCGACGGTGAAGTTGTTGCCCTGCGTGTCCTGCAGGTAGGCCGCGCCCGGTCCGTCGGTGACCTTGATCGGGCGCGGCAGGTTGAAGACGCCGCCCGCGCCCAGCGTGTACGAGGCCACGCCGGGCTGCAGCAGCCCCGACTGCTCGAGGTTGGCGTAGCAGGTCAGGTTCTCGTTGCTGAACGAGTCGACCATGCGATTCAGCAGCCGCAGGCACAGCGCCGCATCAGCCGCGCCCACGGTCTCGCCAGGCGCGTAGACGCGCGCCTCGCTGAGGGCGTCGGTGATGATGTCGAGCGCTGTGGTCACGGGTCAGCCTTTCAGGCGGGCGCGCCGGCGTCGGCAGTACTGGCAGGCGCAGCCGCGCCCGTCCGCTCGCGGTACGAGCGCTTGGCCGGCGCCTGCCTCTTCGGCGGGGCCGCGGTTGCCGTGGATGCGTCCAGCGCCTCCGGCGTGCCACCCAGCGCGTCCTCCTCGGCCTTCGAGTGCACCAGCACCTGGCCCACCCACTTGGGGTACTCCTGGAACTGGTAGTTGCCCGGCAAAGGGTTGCTCACCGCGCTTTCGAACGACTGCGGGTCGCCGGAGCCGACGTAGCCCTGGGCGGCGTGGTAGGCCTCCTGGTCAGCGTCGTTGACCGTCACGGGCTGGAACTTGGCAGCCTGGCCGTGCTCGGGCACGTGGCGCTGCAGCTGCTCGTTCCACTGCGAGACGATGGCGGGCGCCTCGGCCGGGTGACGCATCACCATGGGGTAGCGCTCGAACTTCACGACGCTTCTCCCGGAGCCTCGGGCGTTCCGGCGGCAGCCGGCGCCGCCGGCGGATCGATCACCGGCGCGGGCGGGGCCGTGGGCGTCTCGGCGACCGGTGCAGGCGCCGGCTCGCGGCTGGCCCGCAGCGCGGCTTCTTCCTCGGCGTCGTTGAAGACCTTGCCGTCGACCCACTTGGGGTATTCCTTGGGCGCGTACTCCTCGCCCAGCTCGTCGTGCAGCTTGGCGATGTGTGCTTCGAAGAAGCTGGCAACAGCCCTCTCCTCTTCGCTGGCCTTCTCGACCAGCTTGTCCCAGAGTTCCTTGAGTCCCATGCGATCTCTCCTTCGGAGTGGTGAGCAGGCGCAGGGCGCAAAGCCCCGCGCCTGGTGGATCAAGACGCGATCAGGCCCAGCGTCTTGAGGGCAGCGACGATGTCGCCGAGCGTGTAGGCCGTCGATCCGATCGAGCCGTCGAACGTCGTGTTGACGAAGATGGTCGTCGTCGCGCCGGCGGCCACGGTGTGGACGTTGACCGCGGCGACCGGTTGGACAGCCGGCGTCTGGCCGAAGAACGCGATCTTCTCGGCCGCGCCGGCGGCATTGGTGGTGCCGCCCAGAACGGTGCCTTGGGTGTTGCCGTCCGAGAGCTGGCGGGGAGCGGCGGAAGTGGTAGCCATGGTGTCGATTCCTTCAGTGGAGGTTCATGACGAGCGCGGTGTGCGGGTTGCTCCACACGCGCTCTTTGCCAGCCGCGATCTGCGTCCTGATCGCGTCCTCGAACTGCTCGCATGCCTCTTTCAGCATGGCGGGCGAGACCGGCAGGAGGTTGCCCTCCTCGTTCTCGACGAAGACCTGGTACAGGGGCTGTTTGCGGCTGGCGGGTTGCTTCACGGTCGTGCCTCTCGGGCGGTCAGTTGGTCAGGCGGCAGCCCAGCTCCGGGTAGTACGTCGCGACGCCGTACAACACGTCGATCCGACAGGGGAAGACGTCGTTGTTGATGTCGTACGCCCGGATCACGCGCAGGCTGATGTTCTTGTAGGTCTCGCGCGCGGCGAAGTCGACGCCGCCGGGCAACTCCATCGGCACCGTCACCAGGCCGATGGCGTCGCGCACGAAGCCAAGGTTCTGCGCGTAGCCGGTCGAGGCCGTGCCCTTGACCGTGATGGCCGCGCCGTTGGCTGGCGAGCCGCTCACGGTCTGGTACGGGCCCGACGTGGTGATGGCCGGGTAGATCTGCAGCGTCGCGGCGCCGCCCGAGCTGTTGGCCGTCGCGGTCACCGAGAAGTTCTGCAGCGAGCCGGTGGACTGGCGCGAGCGCGGGTTGATCGCGAACACGCCGGCGATGGTGAACACGTCGCCCACGTTGAGCAGGCCGTTGATCGAGCCCGTCCAGCCCTGCGTGACCAGCGACGAACCCGTCTGGCCAGCACCGTTGACCGTGCCGGAGCCCGCGTAGGCGCCGACGGTCTGGTTCTGGACGTTCTGGTCCATGTAGATCTCGAAGTTCGCGATCGAGGCCAGGAAGCCCTTGAGCGCGGGCTCGGCCACCGACTTCACGTACAGCACCGACAGGGCCGTGGCCATCGACCAGTACGCGGCCGGGTTCAGGATCAGCACGCGGCCGTCCTGCGGCACCGCGCCTTCGTCCATGCGCTGGCCCACCGCGGCGAGCGCGGCGAACGAGTTGGGCACCGTGCCCGGCGTGCCGACCTCGTTGTTGATGTTCTGGAACTGGGCCAGGACGTCGTAGTCGATCTGGTTGGCCAGCTCCGCCATCGCGGGCTTGAGGTAGCGCTCCGAGAACTCCTCGACCGTCAGCGTCAGGTCCTGCGACGTGAACTGGAAGTCGACGTGCTTCTGGTTGCTGATGGTGATCGAGGTGCTCGGCTCGGCCACGTCCTGCACCTGCAGGGCCGGGCCGCTGGACACCTTGAACTTGTTGGGCTTGCGGATCGTCAGCGAGGAACCGATCTTGACGAACTGGTTCTCGAACTGGCGGTTGACCTTGCCGGCAGCGACGAGGTTGTTCTCCAGGATCACCAGCGATTCCTTGCTGATGATGGTCGGAGTGAGAAGGGTCTGCGAGGACATCGTGGGACTCCTGGCCGCCCTTCACGGGCAGCCTCAGTGGTTGCGGTTCATGGGGTTCCTTCCAGCCCGGCTGACGCCGGTAGATCAGCCCGAGATCGCTCGGTACGCCCCGCGGGAATCCGCGGCGGGGAGGCG